TGTTTGTGTACCGTCGATCGTGGACGCTTGGTTTGGTATAAATTCGTTAGGGGCCGTTTGACCTCCAATGTATTGGACTCCGTTTACTACTGCTGTCATAATTCCTCCTAAGAACTAATTTGGTTAATAAATGAAGTAACAATATCAACAGACGAAGCTGTGTTTGATACCGCTTTTAATACATCTCCATTTTTTAAAACAATTTTTGATCCACCTTGGATTAATTCGATTGCAGAATTTGGTGGAATAACCACACCTTTTGCAAGATATTTATTTCCACTATTAACAATGTAAACATCAACTTCAATTGTAGAAGTTAAAATATTACATAGTCTAATTCCAATAACTGCATCAAAGTCTGATCCAGTTATAAGTGTTACTTCACTTGTTCCTACTGCCGTTTGTAAATTGTTTCTAAAATTTTGTGCCATATTTTTTTCCTATTTATAATGCAACCGCCATTGCTAATGCAAAACCAGTTGACGCTGCTCCTACGGGATCACCTGAACCATCCAGGTAAACCGATTTTTCAGCAGGCATTGTACAAAATACATTTAATGTACTTGTACCACCTGAATTAAAATTAATTTTTGAAGTGTTACCTGCAGAGTTACTTAAAACTTCTGTTCTTTGTAAAGTTGTAGAACCTGAAAGAGTTCCTCTACCTACTTCAAAATTATTTGTGCCTTGTTCAAAGATAGCATAATAAGTTTCATTGGAAGTTCCAATACCACTATTAAAAGTTATAAAACCAGTTACAGCTCCGGCTAGTGTAATATCACCTGTGCCTTGTGTTGTACTAGTTTCTTTTACTCTATCATTTATAACTAAAGCCATAAAATTTTTCCTTAACTCATACTAATAATTGCATTAGCAGGCGTAGACGGATCAGGGAATGTAACTGTAAAAGTACCGTTAGTCGCTGTCTTGTTTCCACCAAAATCTAAAACTACTACTAATCTATTTGCCACACCATCAACTGTATCTGTATTATAGATAGCTGCAAAAGCTGCAGTGAAAGTTGCACTACTGTAAGTAACATTAGCAAAATCAACTGAAGCAACTGCTGTACCAGAAGCAACCGCTTGTGACCCTAAAGTTTTTACAGAATAGTTAGTTCCACCTGTTGAATCTACTTCGCCGTTACCAGTTCCTAATAAAGCAACTGTTGATGCTGTTGTATAAGGATTAGTTGTGTATAAAGAAAATTTAAAAGTGTTTCCTCCGTTCTTAAAATTATGCTGCGCAGAAAAAAGTGCACCTCTAAAACTAAATGGTATTATATTTGCCATATTCTTTTATCTCCTTAATTAACTTGATGGTGGTTTAACATTAAGTTGAGCCCGAACTTCACCATCTTGATATTCGTCTCTGCGTCTGATACCGATTTGCTCGATAGCGTACGATTCGATTGCTTGTCTATAAGCCTGTTGATAGTATTGTAACATATCCTGCGGGCCTTTCAAGTATGCATATGTATTTACCAGACATCCGTACAAAAGTAAATCTTGATATTTGTTTGACAAATAAGTACCTGCTGTAGCCGGAGCTGGTGTAGATGTAGTATCTGTAATTGTTTCTGGTTCTTTATCATATGATATTGTAATTTCGTAAGTTTTATCAGGAGTAGGCGCTACTACCCAAAAAGTTTCATCCCAATTAGCATAGTATTTTGGAATATCTACAGCAGATGTAGAAGGTGTAGAATAATATTCTGCCATAAAACTAGTATCTCTTTGTTCTAAATAATACTGATTGCCTGCTTGATCTTTAAATTGAACATATCTAATTGCTCTTAAATCAGTTGGAATTGTTACATATCTGTTTCCTATTATAGCATTAGAAGTTGCATAAAATACGTTTTGATCTGTATCAATTTCTCTGTAAATTTTATTTTCTGTATTTTTAATAATTGTGTTTAATACAGAATCAGTTAATACCTTTGGAGTAGTCACTCCATTATCCACTTCTGTATAATTCTTAATATCAGTTCTTAAGTTATCTAAAGTGTATGCCATTATCCGTTTACTACCTCAAGTGTTACTGGTCCCGCTGAACAATTTGTTCCTCCACCTTCTATATTACCAGACGTTGCATTACTAGCGCTAGTTATATAAAAATAATTTATTGGATTAGTCAGAGGATCAGATGTTGTTGCTCCGGTAACATTACCGGCAGAATCTATTTGACCTAATGCAATTGTAAAACCATTTGCATTGTTTAAATCACTAACATTATCAAAAGTTGGAATGTTAGCAAACGATTGTAAATTTCTTAAATCAGCTGGATCAGAACCACCTGGTCCAGAACTTGTTACTTGTGGTGGTCCTCTAAATCTTACAATAGAACCAGCAGCTCTTTGGTGATTTTCTGAAAAAACATTTACATAAGTTACACCACCAGAAATAATAGATGTAAATGGATTGTTGTCCAAAAGTATTAGACTTGTTTTTGATGCAGGTTGTGGTCTTGGATTGTATAAAGCTTGAGGATCCGAACCTACAGGTTTAGGACTTAACTGTGGCTGTTTTGCTTCAAACTCTGAAGTGTGAACTAAAGATCCATTCCATTCTCTAACCATTTCAGAATATGGATATACCATTCCTGATCTATCAGAAATGGCTAATGCGTGTTTACCCGAAGCATACTTACCCATTATACTCCATCTCCATAAAATGTTTGTGGTGAAATGAAAGTAGATGTACCTTGGTTGTCTGCATCAAGTGCTCTTAATAATTCACTTTCATATCTTCGTTCTAATTCTTGACTCATTTCAGGTGAATATTTTAAACTTAAATAATATGCAAGACCAGACATCATACAAGGATAAAATCTATTTACTACATCTGCAGTATTATTGTATGCACCGACGTCTTGAATTTTAGATAAATAATAAAAACAAAATTGAAAACTACTTGGTGTAGTTGTGCTTGATACACTTGAACTTGGTGTTGTGTATAAAAATATACTTGGATTTAATTTTCTTTCTACATAATATTGTGAAGGAGTACCTTTAGCTAATTTATTTGGTGTTTGTGAATATGCTGATCTATCTATTTTAGTTAAAGCAATATCTTGAGTATCTGTAGTTGTAGTATTATTTCTATAATATGCTTCTAATACATCACTAATATCACTTGGAAAATTTTCAGAGTCACTTGCAAAATTATATTCTGCTTGTCCTTCAACTAAAGGAACTTTAGCTAGTTTTACTTTCCATAAATGAACACCTCTATTACCCCATTCTTGAAACATAATATTCAAAGAACGTCTTGCTGATCTTAATTGATAACCAGTTCTAGTTCCTCTAACACCAGTTCGCTCAAATGCTTCTTCTATAATGTCATCTATCTGTGGATTAAATTCAGTAGTTTCAGAAGTTGGTGATATAGTTTGAGCAGTGTTACCCATTCCAGAAGTAGCTGTAGCACCTGAATTATAATAAAATAATAATGGTGCTCCGACTGTTCTTACAGGTGCAACATTAATTGTTGTCTTTGCTCCTGTAGTTCCCGGTGTTCCTGTATGTGTAACGCCTGTTGTATATTCTGCACCACCTGTTGTAAAAGTTCCATCTTTTGTCGTTGAAAAAGAAAATTTAAAATTAGTATTAGAACTATCAGAAGTATCAAATATAACAGTATCGCCTTCTTGTAAAAACAATACAGGACTTACTTCTCCGTTAATAAAAAATTTATTAGCAGTTCCAAAGGCGTTAGTGCCACTTGCTACAGTGACTGTGTAAGTAAGTGTAGCCACGAGTTAATCCTACGTAAATGTTATAGTTACACCTGGAGTATTTGTTAAATCTAAATAAACTCCTTCGTCAAATAAAATTCCAGAACCTGGAACATAAAAATCTATTCCTTCAGTTCCAAATTTAAATGTAGCTATTGTAGTTCCACCAGATCCGCCACTTTTAAATACAATAGAAGAACTTGCAGCTCCTTCAGCTTGAATACCAGTTATTCTAGCTCTTTGTGTTGTAGGAACCATTTGTGCGTCTGCTGTAGCATGTGCTACCTGTTGATCACTTGAATATGATGCCATTTTTTCTCCTTAAATTATGTGTGGGCCGAAGCCCACACTAAATTAATTATTAACCTAAATTGTTGTTTTGTAAGTACATAATAGTAACTCTAAGTTCACCAGCACTTGTTGCTGCTGAGTTAGTCACATTAAATCTTACATCACTTGATCCAACATCTTCCCAAGCTAATGCTCCACCAGCTTCAGTAGTTGGACGTTTAAGTCCTACAGTTGTTCCAATTGCAAAAGTATTAACATACGCAGTAGCTGCTCCACCAACTTGACCAATGCTAATGTTAGTAGCACCTGATGCTGCTGTAATACTGTCAAAAACAATATCCACTAATTGTGAGTTTGCTGGAATGACAATGTCAAGAGCGGATGCTGCAATTGCACCACCTGATAAATCAACAGCTGCAGTTTGAGCCATTAGGACTTGTCCTGTATTTTTAATATCAGTTCCAACAGTAGTACCTGTAGTATTTTTAATAGTACCGGCTAATATTGGTCCTGAAAATGTAGTTTGTGCCATAATTATATCCTCCTAGTTTCCGAATACTGTCTC